GTGATCCGCGAGCCCGCCCAGTTGCCGGTGTACTGGGCGAGCGAGGTCAGACCGCCGAACGCGCGCGGGTTCTGCTTGACCTGCTGGATCAGGTATTCCATGCGCCCGACGCCAGCGAGCGCCTTCTGCGCGCCCTCGGCCTGCTTATCGAGGGTCGCCTGCGAGAGCACGGGCCCGTTGTAAGGCACGAGCTTGCCGCCGCGCGAGATGTAGGTCTGCCCGTCGTCCTGGTTGAAGGAAACCGTCTCGCCACCAGGCGTCGAGCCGTAGTGTTGCAGGCCTCGCGGTCGCGGGCCCTGCGCCGCTTTGTAGTCGGCGAGCGAGCGCGCTGTCTCGGCGCGCACCTGCGCACCGTAGAGCCTAGTGAGTCGATCCTGCTCGGCCTGCTCCTGCTTCTCCGGGTTCCACACGATGCCCGAGGGCGTGACCGTGCCCCAGCCGCCCGGTATCTCGTAATCGCCTTGCGTCTTCAGCGCCTGCTGAAGCAGGTGCCCTGCAGCAGGTTTAAATGACTCGCCGCCCATCGAGCCGAGCCCGAGCGCGAGCATCATGTCGCGATTGCTCTGCTCCCGGCGTTCCTGCGCGTACTTCAGGAGCGGGCCCTCTTCTGGCTTCTTGCCGATCCGTGCGTCCAACGCTGCGAGCGTCGCCTCGGAGGTTCCCGGCGCAACGCCGCCCGTTGTGGCCGAGTACGACGAGCGCACGGTGCCTGGTCGAGGCACGCCCGAGGTTGGCATGCTCAACGCGGCCAACGTCTTCGCGAGCGGACGCGGTGGCGCGTTGCTCGGGTAGAGATCGTCCTGGCCGAGCGTGTCGAGGAAATCGAAATCAGTCGAAGCCATAGTAATCTTCCGGCCTCTTGATCGGCGGCGGGTTGAAGCCGTAGTCGTCGTCTTGCGGCTGCTGGATCACGTTCGACTGCGGCATAGCTGCCGCTTGCGTCGCGGCGCTGTTCTGGTACAGCTTCATCAATGCGTCGAGTTGGTTCTTCTTGTTGAAGAGGTAGGTTCCCGTCTGCCCAGCGACGGGCTGAGAGGGGTCGCCGTATGCCGCCTGCGCCGCTCGGTCAGCCGCGCCTGCCTGGTAGCCCTGCAGGCCGCGCGCCAGGGCTCCGGCCCAGTTGCGCGCACCGCTGCTCGTCGCGAACTTGCGAAGCTCGTCCGCGCGCGCACGTTGCTGCGCGATGTTCTGCTCCTGCGATGACAGGTCCGCCATCGTGGCGAAGAACTGCATCAACTTCTTGTCTTTATCGTCGTCCATGATCCGCCTCACATGAACATCATCGCGAGCGACGCGATGTCTAGACCGCCGCCGCCCCCGCCGCCGCCCCCGCCGCCGAATTCTTTCCCGACGAACGATTTGCCGAACCCGCGACCGAGCCCGCCAGCGAAGCCGCCGCCCTGGAATAGCTGTTGCCCCGACTGCGTGCCACTGCCCGAACCTCCGCGAAGCGCGCCAGAGAGCGCCTGCTGCTGCAGCATCTTCTTGTTGGCGTCGTCCGTTGTCATAAACGGTGCGTCTTCATCTTCGTCAAACATGGGCGATCCTCTCGGAGAGGTAGAACCCGATCATGCGGGCGGTCAGAAGCGCGTTGTAGATGATCACGCGCGCGTGCTCTTCGCATTGGTCGATCACGCGCGCGAGCGTCTCCGCGTGCTCGATGTCCTCGACGGCGTGGTGGCGTACGCAGCGCAGCGCGTCCTTGCCGTAGAGGTTCTCAAGCTCCTCGACCTGGGCGAGCGGCATCGGGCGGAATTCGAGCGCGGCGATGTAGCCAAGGAACACCTCAGGCCCGATATGCTGTAGGTAGTAGTACTGCGCGCCTGCGGTCGCAGCGGTCGCGTGGTCGATCTTGTACGGCGTCTCCCCGAGCGAGGCGAGGTCTTCTGCGAGCCAGCGCGCGTGATCGTGTTCGTCGAGTTGTTTCGAGTGGTAGTACTCGCGCAGCGCGCCGTTCGACTTCGACGCGGCGATCTCCAGGAGCGGCTCAGTCGCGCGCATCACCCCGTGGCAGAACTTCAGCCAGGTCACGAACGAGTCGCGCCCTTCGAGGCGCGGCATCGGCACGTCGTAGAGCAGCGCGCGCAGTTGTTCCGAGGTCGTCATCAGAACATCCCCGCGATGGTGCCAGCCAACTCGCCATAGCCCGCGTACTGGTTCGCAATCGACTGCGCTTGAGCGATGCTCTGCTGCCCTGTCGCCTGCGCGGCTCCGAGCATGTTGGAGGGAGCAGCCACGCCCGCCGCGTTGAATCCCGGCATCTGCGGCATGCCGACCTGTTGCCCGGTGAGGAGCGCATTCAGTTCGTTCAGCGGCATCCCGCGACGCTGCGCTTCCTCGGCAATCGCTTGTTGCCGTAGCTGCGACTGCTGCTGGATTTGCGACTGGTCCATCCCGTACTGCGACTGGACGTCGGAGGTGCCCTGCTGCATCGCCTGCCCCATCATTTGACGATCCTGTGTCGCCCACTGGTTCGACAGGTCCATGTTCGCGCGGCGCGCGGCTTCGCTGTTCATCGGCAAGCCCATGTTCGCGAGCTTCGTGTTGAGCGCGTCCTGCTGCTGCGAGCGACCAGGCTGCAGCATCTGGCTCATCGTCTGGTACGCGCGCTGCTGCGCGTCCTGGACGTTGCCAGCCTGCGCGGCCTGCCCAGGCGCGCTGGGCAAGTTGTTCCAGTCGAAGGGTTGACCGAACGCGTCGGTGGCCTGACCGAGTAGCTGACCAGCAGCGCCAGAGCGCCCAAGCTGGATCGCGTTCTGCGCGTCGAGCGCCTGCTGCTGATCAGGCGAGAGCGCGAGGTTCTGCTCCCAGGTCGTGACCGGGTCGCCGGTCGCCGGGTCAATCGTCTGGTCGTAGGTCCACGACTGCTGGCCCCACGGCGTGTTGATCGTGGGCCGATTCGCGAACGTCTGCGAGGCGAGGTTCGCCTTCGACGTCGCGGCGTCGGTTTGCGCTGCGCCCGAGTAGTCGGGCATCGAAGGAGTTTTCCCGCCCATCAGTCATCGCTCCCAGTTTTTGCGAGGAGTGGTCGCCGCGTGAGATACCGGCATTCGTCCTTCTTCATCGCGAGCACGACCAGGTCAGCGCCTTCGTCGTGCATTCCTGGGAGCCGGTAAATCTCGCGGAACCCGAGGTGTAGGTCCATTCGCATCGCCTTCGCGTTCTTGCTGCTCACGATCCCGAGGAGCATCTCGCGGCCCGCCTCGTTGAACGCGTGACCGAACACCACATCGAGGAGCACGCGCGGCGTGAAGTGCCAGTCGGGCGCGAAGGCCATGTGGATGCTCGCGAGCTTGCCGATGAACCCGTTGAAGCCCACGACGATCACGAGCCGGTCGTCGCTCACCCAGCCGATCACGCGCAGGTCGGCACCAGGTGCAACGCCTGCACCGCGTTGCAGGAACGTCGCCATCGCTTGCCACTGCTGCTGGCTTTGCGGCAGCACGATCACAGGATGCCTCCAGCCTCGGTCCAGTAATCAATCGCGGCCAGCACCGTGTCACCGCCGCACACGTAGTCGATCTGCGCCGTCCCGGCGAACCCGACGCCGTGCAGGCCAATCCACATCTTGATCGGTGCCTGCAGCCCGCTCCACTTGCCGACGTCCCACAGAGACAAATCCCAGCGCGCGTCGGTGCTCGGCGGCATCGTCGGATTGAACACGCCGCGCTTCGGGCCCTCATAGTTGAGCAGTACCTCGACCGTCAGTTGCGGTGGGATCGTGGCGATGAAGGTCGGGCGAAACATCTTGAACACCTTCTGGTGCGCGCCGAGCGGAAATCCCTGCTCCATCGAGTTGTACGCTGGCGTCACCTGGCAGGTGATCGCGGTGCCGGTGTGCTGCCCGATCAGCACGTTGTCGACAGGTCCATCGAACGCGCGCACCACACGCCCGTCGTAGGTGCCAGCGAAGCAGTCCGCGTCTATCGACACGAAGCTCGCATAGGGCACGTCCTTCACGAGCGACCAGCCGTTCGTGGGCACTTTCAAGGTGAAGTACTGCCCGCCGAACTCCAGAGAATCTGGCGGCACGCCGATGAGGAAGAGTTCTTCCTTCGGGATCGAGACGATCTTCCACCCTGGCAGGTTGGACGATTCGCGAATCAGGCGCGCGATGATGGGAGAGATCAAGTAAGTGATCCGCTGGTTTTCCTGCTGTGCCTGGTCGACCGTACTGAGCAGTCGCGAGATCGAGGTCACGCCGAACTGCGAGAGCACATGAACGTCGGCCCCGGTGTTGATCACGGAGCGACGACCGAGCGGCAGCGGCCCGACATACCACACGCCCTGCAACTGCCAAGTGTCCGATGAATTCGGATCGGTCCCGGTGTAGACCACGATGTCGCCCTGCGAGGAGACGGCGACGAGCTTGTCGTTGATGTCGATCCCAGTGTCGACCGTCCAGCGCACGAGCGCCGCGAGGAAACCGCCGTGCCTGAACTGCTCGCCGAAAGGGAACTCGGTCACGGTGCCGGTGACTTGCGACACCGGCAGATACCACCCGCTCGTGCTCGCTTTCTCGATGAACCACAGGCGCTTCATGTGCTCCATCACGAAGCAGAAGTTCGCCGGGTCGCAGCCGTCGATCTGCCCGACGCCCGTGCCCGCTACGGGTTGCGACCAGGCCGAGCCGTTGTAGTACGCATAGCCGCCGTCGTCATTGCACGCGACGAGGAACGCGCCCGCCAGATTCTGGAAGTTGAGCCAGGTCCAGAAGTCGGTCGCACCAGGCGCGATGACACCCGCCTCGGCAGTCCACGGGCCCCCGCCTCCTGCTGTTACGTCGTAGATGTGCCCGCCGTTCGTCGCAGCGAAGAGCTTGCCCGCTGGCGGATCGGCGACCGAGCGCGGCTCGACGAAGAGACGGCGAGGCATCGGCAAGCGGCGCATCCTCGCCGAGAGTGCCAACGCTGGCGACGCGGTCGCCGGGTAGTAGCTCATCACGGTGTGAACCGGGAATGCTCCAGGCAATCCAGCCGCCCATTCGGTGTAGCCCTTGCGCGTACGGAGCCCGTACGGTTCGCAGATCGCGTTCACCAGGCTGATCGCGTATTCGGGCCCCATCAGTGCCAGCGTGTCGCGCGCGTTCAACCCTTTCGCCGGGATCGCGACGGGCGTGATCGAGCCAAGCTGCGGCTGCGCGCGCTTCGTGTTCTGCGGCGTGGCGAGATGGAACATTCGCTATCCCGACCAGTCCTGGACCCACGGCGGGTCCGGTGGAGGCGGTGGAGGCGGGGGCGGCGGCTGATACGCGCCAGGGCCCGTGTACTTCTGCGGGCCGACGAGCGGCTGATAGTTCGCATCCCCAGGCTGCGGCTGGAGGGGCGACGTCGGCGCGCCATAGCGATTCTGTGCAGACATCGTCGGAGGCACGCCGCCAGTGATCATCGGCGCGCGCCACGGATTGCCGCCTCGACCGATTGCCTGCGGAGCCGACCAGGTCGGCGCGGTCTGCGCCGCTGGCGCATTCAGCGCACCGTACTGTCCGCGACCTCGCAGCGCATTCGCGAGCGCGGTCTGCCACGCGCCAGGTGCCGCCCCACCCTTGTTGCTCAACGCAGGATCGGGAGGTGGTGCGTAGTCTGGTGCCCCAGCAAGTGCCATGTCATCCTCCGAAGCCCGAGTCGGGCGTGTTCGAGATCGCGTCGAGGTAGCGGAACCCACCTGGCACTGCGCCCGAGAGCGTGAGCGCCTGCCCCATCTGATCGCGCTGCGTGAGTTGAAGCAGGCGGTCGTTGAAGTCGGACTGAACCGACGCGGTACTCAGCCCTTTCAACTCCAGCCACTTCAACTTGATCGCGATCAGCATCAGCAACCAGTCGAAGCGCGGGATGTCCGCGTTCGCGGTCGCCTTCTGCTTGTAGGTCACAGGCGTGGCGATGGTGCCGTCGATCACCCAGTTCGCGTCGACGTACTCGATGGTGATGTTGTCGCCGACTGCAGGCGCGGTCAGGAAATTCAGTTGATCGGCGAGAATGCGGCACACCGGAACGATGGTGACCGGCGACATCCAGGCCTTGAGCGTCGCCCACTGCTGCGGGTTGAGCACCTGGATCGGGCGGCGGATCGCGCTCGACCAGCCGGTGCCGTCGACGAAGCGCGAGAAGTCGGTCGGGAGATCGAACGCCGTCTTCACGCCGTCACCGACAGCGGTGAAGGTCTTGCGCAGGTGCTGCCAGTCGAAGGCCTCGGCCACCATGATCCCGGCCAGGTTCGC